GATTGGACTGTGGTCACCTCGAGGGCTGCTGCGGTGATGCAAATGAAAGATGATGATTAAAAAAGGAGAAAAAAATGACATACGAAGAGCTTAATCTAGCAGGTGCTGAGTGGCTAACCCAAAATTTTTGCTAACACAATAATTGACACGATACACATTGGATGATATCGTGTCATTAAGGATAACCCGCAGAATAGCTGAGTTTTTGTTATTTATGAACAGGGTTATCAACAACAAACGGGGATAAAATGGAAAGATGTATCCAGTGCCGTGGGCAACGTTATGCAGTAGGTTTAGGCGGTATTCGTAAAAAATGTCATGTTTGTGTCGGCGTAGGTTATGTTGATTTATCTAAAAATTTAGATGATGATGAATTTATAAATGAAACAGCAGATATTGACGAAGAAATTGAAGAAATGAAAGCAGAAGAAGATCACGAAGAAGCGGTAATTTTACCCATAAAAAAAGTTAAAAAAAGAGGAAAATAAAATGGCTGCTGGTCGTCCAACTAAATATTCTTTGGAAATGGCCACGCGCATTTGTGAAAAAATTGCATGTAGCACTGACTCTTTAAAAAATATTTTAAATTCTGAATCTGATTTTCCATGTCGCGATACTGTATATTTATGGCTTTATAAGCACAAAATATTTACCGACATGTACGCACAAGCTAAAATGACGCAAGCCCAGAGAATGGCTGAAGAATTGGACGAAATTGCTTCTGAAAAATCATATTATATTGATGCTGATGGCAATCAAAGAGTTGACGCAGGATATACTGCATCACAACGTTTGATTGCTGATACGCGCAAATGGATTGCTTGCAAAATGATTCCAAGAGTTTACGGTGATCGTCAGACTATTGAACAGACAGTCACAGTAAAGCACGAAGATGCTTTGAAAGAGTTAGAGTGATTTTTTATTCAATTCTAATAATGCACATAGCCTATCATGTATGCCATATAATTCAGAGCTTATACATTCAAGGTTTTCACATAATTTTTGATTTAGTTCATGTTGAGCTTGAGCATAATCTGTAACGATTCCTCTCAAATTATCAAAAAAAACAAACATTAATTTATCAATATATTCTTGTTTTTCTAAAAACATTTAACATCTCCTCATGTGATTATTTAACATATAATTTTGTTTAACCCAGCTCACGACTGGGTTTTTCATGTGATTGTATTGCAGTAACAATTAACAAGTTAGTTATTTTATTTCTTTGACATACTAAAAAAATCCGATCGACATACTGAGACATAAGATTCTTCGCGGCCTATTTGTACTTGAGCGCCTTCATCGATTCTTGTTCCGTCAGCATCGACACGGATATTCATTGTGGCTTTTTTGCTGCAAGAACAAATTGTTTTAATTTCATTAATTTCGTCTGCCCAAGACAGCAGATATTTACTGCCTTCGAACGGTTCGCCTTTAAAATCTGTGCGCAAACCGTAGGCTTGTACTGGGATGTCGAATGTATCAACAATCCCCGCTAAAAATATAACTTGATTTCTATTTAAAAATTGAGCTTCGTCTACGAAAACACAACTTATGCCTTCCAACAATTTTGCATCAAAACTATCTGTGTCCCAAACCATTGCATCGCTTGATAATCCAATTCGAGATTCAATTTTTGTTTTGCCAACAACGGCAGGAATTAACAAAAGCGTCTTCATACCTCGCTCTTGATAGTTATAAGATGATTGCAACAACGATGTTGTTTTGCCGGCGTTCATCGCTGAATAATAAAAATAGAATTTCATAATTATCTAGTTTGTAAAAAAGGGTCTACTTCTTCGGATTCTTTTAGCATTTCAATCATTTTGGCTTGAGATATATATCCTGACAAACCCGGCACAATATTTTCTTTAATATGAGTTATTATAAAATCCAAGTGCGATGGTATTTCTTTATTAATATAAATGTTTTTTATATTATTTGCTTGAGTTTCAAGTTGTTGCAATATGAGTATTAATTCATCTAAAAATTGTTTATTCATTTCTTGTCCTGCCAAATTCGCATTTATGATTAATGCAATACTTGTAAGTTTATCAGCAATGTTTTTTTTGTCTTCATTATTTTTACAATCCCAAGCAATTATTCCATGGCTATAGTCATTGGCTAAATTATAAGTTAAAGTTTTGCTCATCGTTACCTCAATTAATAAAAAAATGATAATATCTGACAGAGAAAAAGAAATACGTCAACGATTAAAGAATGATTTTTCGCATTTTGCATTAAAATGTTTAAAAATTAGAAGCAAAGAAGGAAAGATTGAGCCATTTTTGCTTAACAGAGCTCAAATGTATATACACCATCGCATTGAAGAGCAACGTGCAACAACGGGCAAAGTACGAGCAATTATTTTAAAAGGTCGTCAACAAGGGTGCAGCACGTACATTGGCGCACGTTTTTATCATCAAGTCATACATCGATTTGGTACTCAAGCATTTATCTTAACCCATGCTTTAGATGCGACAAACAACTTGTATAAAATGGCTCAAAGATATTACGAAAATACGCCGTCACTCATCAAGCCAGATGTAACAACATCAAATGCAAAAGAACTTATCTTTGGTAAATTAGATAGTGGTTATAAGTTAGGTACAGCCGAGAATCAAAGTGTTGGGCGCTCTGCAACTATACAGCTATTGCACGGATCAGAAGTTGCATTCTGGAATCACGCATCCGAACACGCCAAAGGAATTTTTCAAGCAGTTCCAAACTCATCAGGTACGGAAATCGTTTTAGAGTCTACGGCAAACGGTGTCGGTAACTTTTATCATCAACAGTGGCAAAAAGCAGAGGCTGGCGAATCTGAGTATATAGCAATCTTTGTTCCCTGGTTTTGGCAGGATGAATATAAATCAGCGACCCCAGAAGGATTTAATCCTAATACCGAAGAAACAGAATTAATGCATCAACACGGATTGACTATTAATCAAATTGCTTGGAGAAGAAACAAGATAGTTGAATTTAGTGTAAATGGTACTGATGGTATAAAATCATTTATGCAAGAATATCCTTGCAATAGCGCAGAAGCTTTTCAATTAACCGGAGAAGATAGTTATGTGCCTAATGAGCTTGTTATGCGTGCTCGTAAAACACAGCAAATCGACGATTTTGGACATCTTGTTATCGGTGTTGACCCTGCCAGATTTGGCGCTGATAGATCGGCAATTATTAGGCGCAAAGGACGAAAAGCTTTTGGTTTAGAAACTTATGTTAAAAAAGATACAATGGAAATTGTCGGCATTGTTAATCAAATTATTATTAAAGAGCAACCTGTAAAAGTTTTTGTTGATGTGGGTGGTCTTGGTGCTGGTGTTGTTGACAGACTTAAAGAGTTGGGACATGGCAATATTGTGGTAGCAGTTAATGCCGGATCTACACCGCTGGACGGCAAACGTTATAGTAATAAACGCTCGGAAATGTGGGGCGAACTCAAACTTTGGCTTGAGGACGAGCCCTGCAAAATACCTGACAGCGACGAACTTCATTCAGATATTTGCGGAACACGTTATCGCATTGATAGTAATTCAAGATTAGTCATGGAAAAAAAAGAAGAAATGAAAAAACGCGGCATAAGGTCATCAGATACATCTGACGCATTATGCTTAACCTTCGCTTTGCCAATAAATCAAATAACAAATAGTAGCAAATCAATCCAAACTGCTGGTAAGATAATGGGTAAACAAAGAAAGTTAATTTATGCAAAGGGACAGCTTTATGGTAACAGTGACTAAAAGTGCATCGATCAGTCTTGCTCGCATCAAAGAAGACGTCTCGACATCATACAAATATTTTGAGCAAAACTATAAACGTTTTCACGAATTCAGGAAATATATTTTTAAAGAATCTATAACTGAGCAACAACGTGCCGCGATGATTGATTTGCATAGACCTGTGCTTGAATTTAATATTTTAGAGGCATATATCTCACGTCTTCTCGGAGAATTTGCACAACAAGAGCCAAGTATTGTTGTGTCTCCCGCAGAAGGCGTCCCTGTTTCCGATGAAATTTTAGATATTGTGGAAGGTCATATTCGCAATATTTTAAAAGTTGCAGATAAAGATTCGTTTAGTTATGAAGTCTACAAAGATTTATTGTCCGGTGGCTTTAGTGTTGCAAAAGTATGGACAGACTATTCCAGTCCAATGAGTTTTCATCAACAAATATTTTTAACTAGAGCTTTTGATCCAACATTATGTGGTTTTGATCCAGCTGCTAGAGCGCCTCACAAAGGTGATGGTCGTTATTGTTTTGAAGTATTTCCGATGGAAATTGAGGAGTTTGAGCGTCAATATCCCGATGCAAATATGCAAGGCGTATCTTACTCACGAGATGTTGAGGGGTTTAACTGGTCATATAAAGACTCAGTAGGTAAAAAAATAGTACTAGTAGTGGATTATTTTGAAAAAAAGAAAAAACGTACTCGCATAGTTCGAATAGCAGATGGTCGAATCATGACAGTAAAAGATTATGAAAAAATGAAAGCCCACTGGGAAGAGATGTTATATATTGAACAAATCCCAGACATTATGGGCAATCCTAGATGGACTGAATTAGAAACTGTACATCGTTATAGATTTGTTGACAATCAAATATTAGAGCATGAAGAAACGGATTATAGTTATTTGCCTTATGTTTTTATTGATGGGAATTCCATTAATTTGACCCAAGGAACATCTAACACAACGTATCAAATGACACGTCCCTATGTTTATCATGCGAAAGGCGTACAAGACTTAAAGAATTTTGCGGGAAGTAGTTTAGCAAACTTTTTAGAAAATCAAATACAATCTAAATTTATCATAATGAAAGAGGCTATCCCACAAGAGGATGATTACATTGAGGCCTTAACTAATATTCAAAAATCCAACACTATTGTAGTGAATGCATTTTATGAAAATGACCCAAATAAACAAATTCCGATGCCAATTCGCGAAGTGGTCAACACTGGCGCGCCACCTGAAATTATGGGCGCATTTCAAGTTACCGATCCAACAACTCAAACTATTCTCGGCTCTTACGCTAGCAATCTCGGTCGAGATGACACCAGATTGTCTGGGAAAGCAGTTATTGAATCAGCGACACAAGGCAACGCCGCTGCAATGCCTTATGTTGTCGGTTACTTACAAGGCTTAACGCAAATTGGTAATATTATTGTAGATTTAATTCCAAAATATTTAATTGGTAAACGCACAATACCCGTCATGGATAGCAACGGCGATCAAGATTATGTTGAAATTAATATGCAAGGTCGCCCTGTTTTAAATTATAAAGAGCGCGCAATTAAAGTTAATGTTGAAGCAGGTGTTAATTTTCAAGTTCAAAAAAATAAAGCCTTAGAGCAAATTGTAGCTCTTATGCAAGCATCATCTCAATTTGGACAATTTATGAATAGCCCTCAAGGCTTAAAAATATTAGTTAGAAACTTAACTATATATGGAGCTGAGAATTTACAAGAAGCAATTGATCCATATTTGCAACAACAAGCGCAACAGCAACAACAAGCTATGCAAATGCAACAACAAGCAATGTCACAAAATCCACAAATGATTAGAGCTCAAGCTGAATTAATGAAAGTTCAAACTCAAGCAGAACAAAATCAAATAGAAAATCAATTTGAAATTGCTCGCATAAGCACTGAAAAAGAAATTGCTGACTCAAAAATATTAGAAGCTGAAGCAAAAGTATCTCAAGCACAAATTGATAGCGCGGTACGATTAGAAGAGTCACAAACTAGATTAGAAGTTCATGCGCTTGAAACTGCTGGAAAACTTGCAGAAGTTAGGCAACGTGAAGAAGCTCACGGATTACATGTTCACAAAAGTGTAAAAGAATTATTGAAAGGAATAGAAAATGAGTAAATACAAAATTACAGAACACCATATTACACAACCGGGCGGCATAGAAAAAATGAAACGCGATGGTTACACTCGAAGCGAGATTATGCAAACTATGTATAAAGTAACTGATGGGGCTAATAAAAAAGAGCGTAGTAGTATTGTGTCAGAATTATTTAGAAAAGAATAATGAGCACGTTTTTTGAAGATAAAAGTGAAAGCAATATGGTTTTGCCTCGGGTCACTTCAATACATCCCGTTCAAAACTGGTGGATATATAAATCAAATAATATGTTTGACCGCGCAATAGCATTAGTTATATTTGATTATT